TCAGCTCCTGTTTCTGTGACTTGTTTATTGAATCCTGGTAGAAAGCCTAATTTTTGTAACATAAAACTCACTATATATGCTTTTTGTTATTTTGGTAGTATTATATTTTACTCTATATATTCGATCCAACCTGTCAGTACATATTTAGTATTAGATATAGGCATATTACCCCTATGAGTGTGGGTAAATTGAGCCGGCCAAATTAATAGTTTACCCTCTTCTGCTTTTATTCTTTTATGTTGATATAAAAATTCTGTTTCTCCACCTTCTTTTACATCATTTAAAAATAACGACCAAACTAAAAATCTGTTTCGTCTTTCAAGATCTTCAAAATGCCATTTATGAAAGCCCTCTCCAACTTTAGTTCTTTGGACTTTAAAACCATTGAAGTAAATACCAAGACGATCTATATGAGTTTCTTTTATTATTGGAAACTGCATTCCATAAATATTGATAGCCTCAATCAAACATCCTTTTAATTTTTCACTATAATACTCATCTTTATAAGGTATTGTATTTAATATTAATGGACCGTGGTACTGAGAATCTTGCCTTTCGGAAGAATGAGGACCTTGATCAAAAACGTCTTTGTTAAAATCAATGTTTGAGTATTTTTCAACAGCTGTTGGAACATTATCAATTATTTCTTCACACTCTTCTTTGGTAAAAACATTGTGTGTAACCATAATCGTGTCTTTCATGATTTATCCTTTTAAATTAAAGTCTAAATTAAAAGCCAATGTACGCCTAACGTCATTGCCTTTAAAGGGGTAAACAGTATGAAATAATGTTGAAGGAAAAATTACTAAGTCTCCTACAGACGGCTTGTAACAAAAATTACCCATAAACAACTGATTGGAATCAGAAGTGCCATATACAAAATCTATATGACCATCAATATCAGTTGTAAAGCCACGATCTTTATTGGTAGGTATTTTTAAATACAAAACTGCCGATAATTTACAACTATGGTGAAAATGAATGGGGTTATACTCATCTTCTACTTGATTGTTAAACCATGCGGAAGTTATGCTTATTTCTACATCAGCATTTCCTTTTATAGATTGGACATAATGTTTTCCTGCTTCTAAAAACATATCTTTAATATTCATAGATTGTAAATCTTGGTCTGTAAGTTTAGGAACATCTTCTATACGACTTACTAAACGATGCTCCATATTTTCTTTGTTTTGTTGATTATCTGCAAAATGATTCACATTTTTAATTATATCGTGTGGAACTATTACTCTAAGTATTGACGGACCAAAAGGTCTAAATGATTCACATTTTAAATTTACTGACATTTTTTACCTATTTTTTAATATTAAATATTTCTTCTACTTTTTCTTCATTATAACTAATTGTAGGTAAGGGGTTCGACATTTCTATATTTTTGTACTCTTGATTTACTCCTGCTCCAAAATAATTAAAATTAATTGTTACCCTAAAAGGTGCATTAGTAGGGGAAGAGCTAGAGTGCATAGACGTAGGGTCGAACAACAATAACCTATTTTCAATACTTTCTATTTCAGTGCCGTCTGCCATTGTTGTAGGAGCATCACATGTTGTCAAATAAAACAAAGCTCCTTGATGTTTAAATTGTGTATCCGTATGTTTAGCATGATGTTCTACTTTTCCAGTTTTGCTTGGGAAATACAAATTACTTTTAATTCTAAACAAACTTTCTATATGTATTTTAGAAGTTATTGTATGAAACGGATGTCTATTAATACCTGCTTCCCAACCACCGTTATAGCTATAATAAATCATAGTAGCAAAATACATGTCATCATTGCTTTCATCATTGGAATTTATTCTGGCACCCAACTTCCAAGGAAACCCACCACCAGGACCAAGATATTGTTTTATTATTCCATACTCTTCTGCATTAAGAAAATTATCATAAACAACGTAATACATTTTTTTCTCCTACTTAAAAGTTGGACCGTGTGTCCAACAAACCAAACTGTATCTTGTACCTTTAGTAACAGGTTGAACTCCATGCTCCATGTACGAAGGAAAAAATATAGCTGTTCCTTGTTCCATTGAATCTTCCACATTAAATTTATCTACATCGTCTGGAAATTCAAACGTACCACCTTCATAATGATCGGGCGATGTTAGTTGTATTGAAACTGATAATTTTCTAACCGTTTGATCATTAGGGGTAAAATCATATTCACCATCTCGATGAGGTTTATAGAAACCTTGATTACTTTCATCATATTTAGTTATTTGAAAAGGCTCTGTATCCGATAAGTCGAAATGATAAAATTCTGTATTTACTTTATGTATTAATTGCATTACAGGAACATATAAATCTAAATGTCTTATAACACCATTTAGCCAACTTATTTGACTTTGCCTAATTGAGTTAGTTTTTTCTTGTTGACCTACATATGCTTTTTCAAAATTAGGTTTTGCTCTTTCTATAATTGAATTACATAAATCTGCACTTAAAGCTTTTTTAGCTATTATTATATTTCTTTTCATGTTTTTATCAATCTTTCATTATGTAAACCATGCTCATAGTACAAATTTTGTCTTTCATCGAAAGCGTGTTTAGGATAAAACTTACCTTCTTTTTCTATGTAATGTATGAAAAGTTGTGTGTGAAAATTGTAATCAAGCTCGTGTCGCCAATGTTCTTGATCACAACCTTTATATATAACTCCTTGACCCACTTCTGTTTGAAACTTTTGATCATCTACATAAATTGCCCAATCATGTCCACCTTCTCCACCTAAGTTTAAAGTAACACTCACTTCACATGATGGTCTATCTTTGTGTGGTGGGCAATCTTGTCCTTTGAAATACCTTCTCCAAAACGAATATGTAGGAACTAACTCTTTGCCATAAGCCTCTTCAATCTTTGGTTGGACATAATGTAAAACAGCTTCCATAGGAGCATCTGCATACATCTGAAAAGTATCACAGAATATTTGTTGAAGTTCAGGTTCTCTTCTAACAAAGTTATGTTCTATTAAATAGTTTATATGATGTATAAGTAAATCAGTTTGTGATTCTGTTAAGCAATTTACTATTTTACTCATGACTTTCTTCCTTCATAAATAAATATATAGAAATTACTAAAAATGTAAATTAATTTTTACTTTTAAACAACACTAAGACCAAGGAAATGTTGCATTTCCGTCAGTGTCTTCTTTAGGTGCAGATCCATTAACTTTTTCTTGAAAGGCTAAATTTCCTTCTATTTCAGTTTTGATATTTGCCAATATGTCAGCATCCATTCTATTTTCAACCCATGATATTACATTAGCTTCGGTAACCGAGCCATAAGCAGTAAATTCACTTCCTATGTTACTTACATCCATGTCTAAATCAAACCCACTATCAGAAGTTAGACTACCTATTGTTTCGCTTGTTCCAGTAAGGGTGGCATTTACTCTAAGTATAACATCTGAATAAGTTGTCCCATCTTTGGTTATGTCTTTTGTGGATAATAAATCTATTCTCCATGCGTATGTCGCCATTATATTCGCTCCTTAACTCTGTACAGTTCCTGCAACTGTACCATTATTTGTAAATGTAAAACTTATAGGTGAAGCTCTTTCAACTGCTAATCCAGCCGCTCCTGCTGATCCACCAGAACCACCACTACTACCTCCTGTTGTTGATGGAGTACCAGTTGCTCCAGTTGCTCCTGCTGATCCAGACGCACCATAATTACCTCCAGTTCCTCCAGTTCCTCCAGCTCCTCCGTTTCCAGCTTGACCAGTTGCTCCTGCTGATCCAGACGCACCAGAATCGCCTGCGGGAAGATTTTGGAAACCTCTACCTAATCCACCAGCACCTCCAGCACCTCCATTATGCCCAGTTGCTTGAGTTTGTTGTGATTGTGGAAATTGCCTATATATACTCCAAGTGTGAACTCTTGCTGGTGGTGAATTCTCCGAATAAACATTTTGAACTGAATACGGATTGCTCCTGCCATAGGTGTATTGCCCTTGTGTATATGTGGTAGTATTATAAAAGTTAGGCGTAGTACCTCCATTTATTATGCGAGGGACACTTGGTGAAGTTCTACCGTATTCAACGTAAGCAGTATTTGGATTACCGTTTGATGGGGAAGTAATAACTTTCCAGCTTGAAACACCTATGCCTTGAACAGTTGAGCTATAAAGATACGGACCATTTTGTCCAGTGGTTTGTTGTTGTTGTGAAAGGTTTCCACCTCTTCCACCGCCACCGCCTCCAGATCCACCGCCACCTCCAGCAAGAACACTTCCGTTGTTAACAAAAGTACAAGCACTTGCGATTTTTATAGCGTCACCACCAGCAGATCCAGCAGATCCTGCACCACTATTAGCGGATCCTGCACCACCACCAGCACCGCCTGCACCAACAATAGTACCATTATTAGTAATAGTTATTGTACCAGAGCCACCAGAGTCAACCTCTAAACCATACTCAGCCGTATCATCTGCACCAAGAGTAGTACCAGAAGGGATGGTTACAGTTTTAGGATAGTCCACAGCATAGTCATCACCAAACTGAGCACTTAAATTAGACTCGGTAATAGAACCAGTTGCATATGTAAAACTAAAACCTTTTCCTTGATCGTAGTAGTCACTTAAATCAATGGCACCCGATGTTACAACAGAAGCGGCTAAGTTAGTCGCAGGATTATTTGCAGCTTTTTTTCTAATATTGGAGCCACCTCTATAAAGATCGCCAAGACTAACAGCACTAGAACCGCCTACAAATTCAGTTCTTAATGAAGAAAAAGATAAAGATTGTCCAGAACTTGGTATAGGCACTGACTAACCTCCGTTATTAATTTGTTGTTTTAAAGTTTGTAATTCCATGTTTAATTGTTTTACTGCTTCAATTAACACTGATGTAAGTTTACCATAATCAACTGACTTTGTCTGCATTTTATCATCTGCCGTAAGAACAACTTCTGGTAAAACTGCTTCCATGTCTTGTGCTAAAACACCAACTTGCTCTCTAGCATCTTCTACATCATTTCTTTTGTAATAAACACCCTGCATCTGCATAACTTTTTCTAGACCATTCGTTATTGGTTCAATGTCAGTTTTTAATCTTTTGTCAGAGAAAGCCGTTACGTCATTATTAAATGTTGCCGCTCCTGCTGCGGACATATCAAGTACAAGAGCATTTATAGTACTACCACCATCATTGCCTTGAAACTTCATATCTTTATCAGATATTGCTGATTTTAAAATTAAATCAGAAGCAGAATTAAACATACGACCAATTTCAGTGCCACCATCTTTGAAAAATACACCACCACCATCAGCATCAAGTATAATATCTCCAGCAGAATCTAATGTCATAGCCCCGGTATTTGTTTTTACTGTGCTTACGTTTACAGCACCACCAGATAAATCTAAATCTACAAAAGCATCAACAACCGCTGCACCAGAACCTGCTCCATCTAAATATACTGCTTTAGCATCTCCAGGTCCGATAGTTATATTAGCTCCACTACCTTGACTAATTACAATATTTTGTGATCCACTCGTTGCATTTTCAATAATGTGAAATCTTTTAAGTGTGTTTGGGCCAATAGTTATTGTGCACGAAGAATCAAGAGTTCCCGTATATTTAAGGAACATCGCTCTACCTGCATCTGACGAACCATCTGCTATAGTTGTGGTATGTGTGTCTGCATTTGTTGTTATGGCTTCAGTTCCAAAACCTAATGCTTCACCAATAAGTTCAAGGTTTGTGTTTGTCGATGTACCCCAAGTTCCAGATTCATCACCAGTACCTATCTCTTTTAATCTAAGATTGTTTACATATGTTGCCATTTATGCCGCCTTTTCTATCCAATTCGCCAGTTGATCTGGCTCAATTAAACTATAAACTTGTTCTTCACCAGTGCCACCAGTGCCACTAACTCCCGTTAAAGATAACACAGAACCTGCTGTTATTGCAATAGTACCTGCTGAAATTGATAAGCCAGCCAATGTAACTGCGACACCTGCTCCAGCTGTCACTGATTCTGACCCTAATGCCGTTGTTCCTATAACATTTGTAACAGGTGCACCCGTAGTTGTACTTATTGTATATACAATAGGAGTGTTGGCTTGACCACCCATAGCAGAGTGATTAGTACAATAATAATAAAGAGTAGGCGCATTAGCAGCTACAACTATTTGAGTGTAAGCTCCAGCTTGTCCAGGTGTTCCATTTGTAGTTACACCGGTTGTGTATTCTGAACCACCACCATGTGTACCACCACTTGTTGTTGAAAACCTTAAAGGGTGATTAC